GCAAGCAAACCCGTCACGACTTGACGGCACATTGTCTTTAGATGATGTTGACGAATTTGCTAAAGGTGCGGCATTGGATGATTTGTCCAAAATGTTGTACGACTCATCTGAACGAAACAACCTCATTGATGTTGCTCGTATTGTCATTCCGTTCGGTCAAGCGCAAGCAGAGTTCTTTCGACGCATCAGCCGTATTTACACGGTAGAAACAGGTGGCATACCGTTACCGAACCTTAACGCTTTGCGCAAAACACAACTCATTGTTGATCGAGGACAAGAAGCCGACCCTGATGGCGATGGTCGAGGGTTCTTTTACACCGACCCACAAACAGGTGAATGGTCATTTGATTACCCGTTTTCGCAAGGGTTCACCCATCTAGCAACCAGCATTATCGGTGGCGGCCCAGGTGTTAAATCAACTTTGCAAGCACCGGTTAAAGGTGTGTTAATGGGTTTGGATGTTAAACCAGGTTTAGGGCCAGTAGCACAAATTAGTGCTTCAGCACTATTGAAAGATATTCCTCAAACAGATTTCATTAAATCAATTATTTTGCCTTACGGCGAAATAGATGTAAAAGGCGAAGGCGGCACATTCCAAGCATTGTTAAACACGGCTATGCCTGCATGGTTCAAAAAAGTTGAACAAGGTTTCTTTTCTTCGCCTGAATCAGCTGACACATTCGGTAACACTTTCATGGAAACATATCAAGCGTTAGCGACAACAACCAAATACGATTTAACAACCGACGATGGGCGCGACCAACTGTACGAGGACACCATCAACAAAGCAAGGTTCTTAACTGTTTTGCGGGGCATTGGACAGTTTTTAGGGCCTTCTCGACCAACAAACAAATTTACTGTGGAAACCAAACAAGGAGATGTTGCGGTAAACCTTTTGTCAATGGAGTTGCGCAAACTGCAACTAGAAGATTATGACAGCGCAATCCCACGATTCTTGGACACTTACGGCGAAGACGTGTTCGTATATTTGTCGGGCAAAACTAAAGCCGTTTATGGTGGTTTGCAAGCAAGCAAACAGTTCGGTGACTTTGAACGCGCCAATCCAGCATTGTTCCGCAAATACTCTGGGGTGGCAGGGTTCTTTGTCGAGGGTGGCACCGATCTTGACTGGCAGGTTTACAGTCGCCAGTTAGAAAAAGGCCAACGTGAACGGCTCACCCCACAAGAAACTTTGGAAGCAGCACAAAAATATGCGGCGTACAGCCAATACCGTCAAGTACAAGATTTGGTTGGCCCGTATCCGAACGCTGAACAGAAACAGTATTTGCGTGATTTCCGTGAGTATTTGGGTGAAATGTACCCAGGTTTCACTACCGGCACATTTGACCCGAACAAATTAAAAACCCAAATCGATGAACTGACTAGGGCTGTTAACGATCCAAGTCTTGCCGACAATGACATCGCTGAAGCGGCTCGACAGTATTTGCAAACCCGTGAAGCCGTATTGGTTGAGGCTACTAACCGTGGTTTGAGTGGCATTGACCGTAGCAAGAACGCCGCAGATTTGCGTGGATATCTAAGAGAGTATGCTGTTACTTTGAAAGAACAATATCCTAATTTCGCTAGAATGTATGACCGGTTACTTTTACAAGAGGTTGATGAATAATGGCTGAAGATACTAAACCAGTTAACCCCGCAGAAGGGGTACTTGGTGCTATTCCTGGCGGTGGTGTATCTGTTTCGTTTACTACAGGGTTGCCTGCTGACTATGCTTCCCCGACAGGACAACTTCCGTATTTGCAAAAAGACCCTAAAACGGGCAAGATTACTTCACGTTTTTACGACATACGAAACGACCCACGGGTACTTCTAAACAACCTTAATGAAACAGAACGCAAAAAAATACTTACAGGTTTAGCAACCAAAATTTCTGGTTATGACCCAGGTACAGGTTTTGAAGATAAAGACTATGCAGCTTTCGGTGATCTTTTAACTTACGCCAACCTTGCAGGCAAACCATATTTTCAGGCTTACAACGAGTTTATGCAACGTGTACCGAACAGTAGTTATGCGAAGAAGGCCCCGTCTATTCGTGTCACTTCACCGGATGATGTGAAAACTTTGGTTCGAAGATCATCAAGGGAACTGTTGGGCTATGAGATTGATGAGATGACTGCGAACAGGATTGCTGGCGGGTTTAGGCAAATGGAAATTGCTGAGGGCCAACGTCAGGCTGCTGGTGGTGTGTATGAGGCGGCGACTGATCCTTCGGTGTTTGCCGAGCAGAAGATTCTTCAACAGTTTCAACCTGAGGCACAGAGTTTTGCTGCCGGCAATTTGGCTGCAATAATGGATGCCCGTATTAAGGCTTTGGGGGCGTAATGGCTATTGCAGACGATATTAAAAAACTTCAAGAATTTGTTGATAGTGGCGGTCAAAGGTTTGTTTACGAAGGTGTGACTTACAATTTAGAAGATGCCAAAACGCTACTTGGTGAACTTAAAGAAAAACAAAAACCAGAAGTTACGGCAGGTAAAGAAAAAACTGCAAAAATTGAAGAAGCACAACAAGCTGTTAAAAGACTACAAGATGAACTTGAATTAAAATTAAACGTTTTTAGTAAGCCTGAAGAATATGTTACTAAAGTTTCAGTAGAAGAAATACGCAAAGCACAAAGCAATTTGCAATTTGCAAATGAAAGTCTTACTCGTTTAACAAGCCAAACTGATAAGGCTTTAATTTCCCGCAACTTGGTTCTTAATACTCGTGCCGAGGATGCCCGTTTGAAAGCGGCAAATGCGGAAGCCAAAAAATCTGGGCAACAAATAGTTGAGCCAACCAAAACGGAAACCTTACCAACTGCGTCAACGGGGGGCGGCACAGATGGGGCAAAGGTTTTAAAAAGAGCAGTTGATGCGAAACTTGTTGAACTTAATTTGCCTGATACACCGGAGAACCGTAAGGTTGCTCGACAGGCAGTAAAGACTGATAAAACTGCTGCGCTTGGTGCCGAGGATAAATCGTGGGAGCCGTTATTTAAAGAGAACTATCCGCAATACAGTTGGATGTTTACCGATCTTGACCGCACTAAATATGCGGATGTGTTTACTTTGTTCTCTAAAGCGATTGACCCAAAAACCGGTAAACAGATAATGACTGATGAAGAATTTGATCGAAGATACATTGGTACTTCGTTTTACCGTGGGCTTGAAAGTAGTAAAAAGGGTCGAGAGTTGTCTGCTGCTATCGGTAACTTTAGTTGGGGTTCAGGTAATTTGGCAAAGTTTTTGACAAAAGCCACACAGTTTGGGTATGAGGGCGACAACCTCAAACAGCAGGCTTACGCTGAACTGTTTAGCAAAACCAATGGCAAGTATGTGAACGATCTTGCGGTGAACGAGGTTCGTGCTTCGACACCGTATTTGTCTTTGAAGGATATTGGTAAACAATACTTTTTTGATTTTGCCGATTCGCAAGTTGAGCAGGTTTTGGCTGGTACGCCGAACGCTGATGGTGTGGCTGTTTCTCGTGATGATTTGATTCGTAAAGCTCGTCTTGCTGCGAAAGCAATGTATGGGCATTTGTCGGAACAGATTGATGCCGGTTTGACGTTAGAGGATTTGTCTGCTTCGTATAAGGAGAAGGCTGCAAAACTTTTGGAGTTGGACCCGAACACGATCAATTTTGCTACAGATTTTAGTGATGCTTTGAATTATCGTAAGGATGGGCAGCCGCGTGTGTTGTCGATGTCTGAGTGGGAGACTGAGTTGCGTACTAACGATAAGTATAAGTATTCGTTTACTAAGCAAGCTAATCAGGATGCTACGAGTATTGGGTTGGCTATTGCTCGTGCGTTTGGGAAGGTTCAATAATGTCTGATATCGGTAGTTTTACTTTCCCTGATCTTGGTATTGAACCGCTTACACCGGAACAGTTGGCGGCTGTTGACCCTGCACAGTTGGCAGCGGTTGAAACAGCGTTAAACATTCCTGGCGCAGAACGAGTAACCCAACCTGCACTACGGCAACAACAAGAAGAAACGGTGACAGAAAGCGAAGCTGAACGTATTGCGCGTTTGGATCGTGAGTCTGCTGAACGTATTGCTAGGCTTAATCGTGAATCTGCTGCGCTTGACCGTGACTCAAGACGGTTTACACCATCACAAGACGCAAAGAATACCATCAAATCTGTATTGGCGACCTATGGATTAGGCGATCTTTCAGACTATTTGTACGGTGTCTATGCACGACAAGAAGTAGATATCAATAATCCTGACGCACTAATTTTTGCTATTCGTGAACAAGACGCATATAAGAAACGGTTTGCAGCAAACGCGGCACGAGCCAAAAAAGGTTTAGCCGAACTAGACCCAGCATCTTATTTGGAACTAGAAAACAGTTACCGTCGACTAATGCAATCTAATGGATTGCCATCAGGTTTCTACGATCAAACAGACGATTTCACCCGACTGCTTGAAGGCGACGTGTCGGTATCAGAATTACAGGATCGTATACAAAACGGTTTTCGAGCAGTACAGGATGCTGACCCTGAAGTTAAACGGCAGATGCAAGAACTGTACGGTGTGAACGAAGCGGGGTTGGCTGCTTATTTTCTTGATCCTGAACGGGCTGCACCTATTTTGACTCGTCAAGCTGAAGCTGCAAAAGTTGCTGCACGAGCCAAAGAACAAGCAGGATTCCAGTTGACGGCATTAAGCGCAGAAGATTTGATTGCACGTGGATACACGCCTGATGAAGCACAACAAGCGTTCACCAAAGCGGGACAGTTGGCTGGTCTTTATACGGAGATGGGTAGCGAAGAAGCCCTTACTGGAGCACAAAAAATTGGGGCTGCTTTCGGTTACGATGTTGCCGCAATACAGGCTTTGGAAGAACGTAAACGTGCGCGTTTAGGCGAATTCCAGGGTGGTGGCGGGTTCGCTAGAACGACCGGTGCAACATCTGGAACCGTTGAAACAGGTGTCGGCGAAGCACAATAACCATATTGTTGACATCCCTGTATAGGGGTGTGCTACACTCTGTTTGTTCCCAAAAGAACACCGGTAGAGAATCCCCGACTTTATCGTGAAACAAGGGTGAGTTATGCAGCCGTCACGATCCTCCAATGTGACGTGGGCAGAAGGAGTGAGCCATGTCAAACGTCAACGAGTTCGATGACGAGACTGAAGAAACACCGAAAGACCCTGTGCGGGCGCGGATGCGTCAACTTGAAAAAGAGTTGAAAGCAAAAGAGCAAGCACTTGTCGAAGCAGACGCTATTAAACGCGAGTATGCGTTTATGAAAGCGGGAGTTCCAATGGATTCCCCGATGTCTAAATACTTCGTCAAAGGTTATGACGGCGAGTTCACACCCGAAGCAATTCGGTTGGCTGCAGAAGAAGCGAATCTCATCCACAAAGAAGCGCAAAGTGCCCAAGTTAAATCTGAGGCAGATGCGTGGAACCGTCTTACAAAGGCGCAACGTGCGGGTGAAACCAGCGAACCTGTTGCTGATTGGAACACGAAACTTAATCAGGCTCGAAATCAAGACGAAGTGATGCAGATTTTGGCTCAAGCAAGGCAAGAAGCAGAAAACATCTAGCCCGCAGGACTCCCGTTCCTGTCGGGAGAAAGCAATAACAGGAAATGTCAAAAACACAAACAAGCAGCCTTCTCACAGATCAGGTTGCATTTGATCGGATTGCGTATTTTGCGCTTCGTAGCGAACTTTTGTTCGATGCGGTCGCAGACGTTATGCCGGTCGCACAAGCAATGCCAGGTTCATCGGTCAAGTTCACAATTTTCAACGATCTTGCTGAAAAGACTTCGACACTTACTGAGGACACAGACGTAACTCCAGTAGTTATGGGCGACAGCCAAGTTGAAGTAACGTTGGAAGAATACGGCAACGCCGTAAACACAACAGCGAAACTTCGTGGCACATCGTTCCTTGATGTGGATTCGGCAGCCGCTAACCTCGTTGGTTACAACGCAGGTATCTCGGTTGACGGTGTTATCCGCGAGGTACTGTCCGCAGGAACAAACGTTGTCTACGGTGGTGGCGGTTCAACAACCCCAACTGCTCGCACCGAAATTGAAGCAACGGACATCATTGAAGCGAACGACATCCGCAAGGTTGTTGCTGCACTTCGCAAAGCGAACGCAGTTTCGTTCAATGGCATGTACATGGGTTACATTCACCCAGACGTTTCGTACGATCTTCGCAAGGAGACAGGCGTAGCATCGTGGCGTGACCCGCACGTGTACAGCGATCCAGCAGGCATCTACAACGGTGAAATCGGCGCTTTTGAAGGTGTCCGTTTCATTGAGACTCCACGAGCCAAAATCTTTGAGAACGCCTCAAACGGTTCAGGATCGACTGGAACAGTTGATGCTTACTGCACACACATCGCAGGCCGTCAGGCTTTGGCGAAGGCACACTCAATCGTTGACGGTAACGGCGCGTTCCCACGTGTCGTACGCGGTCCAGTAGTTGATGTGTTGTCACGTTTCCAACCTGTCGGTTGGTACTGGCTCGGTGGCTATGCTCGATTCCGCGAGGCTTCGCTTCGTCGTATCGAGTCGGCTTCAAGCCTCGGCGCCTGAACCATATAGTTCAGTTGTAAGTTGAGAGGGGGGTCAGGCTTTTCCCCTGCCTGACCCCTTTTCTCGTTCTGCTATTATTTCGTGTGAGGTAACAAATGTCTATTTCTAATTACGCAGAAAACAAATTTTTGGATGCTCTCCGCGCACAATCGTTTTCGGTTAGCAACGTTTACGCAAAACTGCACACAGGTGATCCTGGTGAAGCAGGTACAAGCAATGCTGCTACGGAAACAACTCGTAAAGAAGTTACGTTTAGTGCGGCTTCAAGCGGTTCTATGGCTGCTTCGGCAACTATCGAATGGACCAATGTTTCCACTACGGAAACTTATTCGCATTTTTCTTTGTGGGATAATTCAACTGCGGGTAACTGTTTGTGGACTGGCGCTTTGTCGTCGTCTGCGGCTGTTACTGCCGGTGACACGTTTCAGATCACCGCGTTAACTCTCAGCCTCGATTAGGGTGAGGTAGCCCTATGGCTACTGGAGTCACCGATTTTACTTTCGGGTTCACGGACACCCCTGGGTTCAGGGAATTCGCCGAGGTACCTAATTATGCGCGGCGCAAAGTTATTTATTTTGCGTCACCGTTTGCGAACACTCAAGGTTTCTTTCGTGGTGTAACCGCACGTACCGCCACAGGTGCAGGCACAGGTACACAATCGGCGTCAGGTCTACGGATAGTTGGGCGTACGGCGTCAGCGTCAGGGTTAGGTTCATCATCAACAGCGATTGTGCTTGTCGCCAAACGTACGGCATTGGGGTCTGGTACTGGTTCTAGTGTCGTTGAAGGTGAACGTGTTGTTCCCCGATCCGCTACTGCTAGTGGTCAGGGTACTACTGCTGGTGGTGCTACTGGTTTGCATATTGCGCCCCGTACCGCTACGGGTTCTGGTACAGGTTCGTCTGTTGCTACCCGTAACGTCGTTCGTGCTTTCACAGCGTCAGGTTCAGGTACGGGTTCTCAGACTGCTACAGGTTTGCGTCTTGTTTTGCGTACCGCTACTGCTTCAGGCACAGGTACATCATCAAACACGTTTGAGGTCACACGCGCCCGTACAGCGTCAGCGTCAGGGTTGGGGTCATCTAGTGCCACCCCGCTTCATATCGCCCCTCGTAGCGCAACAGGGAACGGCTCAGGGGCATCCAGTACCACGAGTTTCACTACAAGGTCCCGTACCGCCACAGGCTCAGGTGCCGGTACCCGCAGCATTGTTTCGGCCCGTGTTTGCCAGCGCACAGCCACAGCCACAGGTACAGGCACACAGAGCGCCACACAGACCAAACTGTTGCTGTTCCGTACACCGTCAACAACCGAGATACGTTCAGCCGACAGGTTTGATACAAGTATCCCTGGTCGACTGTTCCGTTACGCCGACCCACAATACGCTGGTGTGAACGTATACAAACTGGTTGACGGCACATTCACCGAAGTTGAACAACGCGAATACGATCAGGTGTCAAAAGTTTATTGGGGTGGCACCAAGAACTTTGTAACCCAAGAAGAAAAAGACGAACTTGTATCAGCAGGCTATGGTAGTTACGTAACATGAGTATCTTTAACCCACCTACAGACGACTTCGTGGCGCTCGGTATCCCACCGAACGAGTTCGCATCCGAAGAAGTCCGTTTGGCTTTCAACCTGTTCAAACATTTCGACAACGAACCACGGGGCAGAAACGTGTTCTTGTTGACTGACGGCACGTTCACAGAAAACGAACCGAACGACATCACTACGATCAGCAAAGTTTATTGGGGCGGGTCAGATAACATTGTTGACGCCGCCGAAGTTGCGGCTTTAACATCGGCAGGTTACGGCGCATATATCAGTTAGGGGATTATGAAACACAGGGAAACACATCCGAATCTAGACGTTGAAGGCTGCTTCGCTTGCCGTATCAGCCATGTCCGTGTGTCAGGTTCGGCGATGCCGACACGTCACAATGTCGCAGATTTGAACGCTAAAGAACGTGTACTTGACAAAGATTTGGATGCCTATAAACGGATACGCAAAACGGGTGGGCAGCCAACAAAAATTGATGGCTCAGCGAAACTAGAAAAGATCGCCGATTGATGCGGTTAACAATCTACATTCCAACCTACAGGCGACCAGACATTGAAGCATGTTTAGCGAGCATCATGCCACAAGTTGTGGAAGGTGTCGAAGTGATTGTCAGCGACAACGATGGATACGCACAACATTTTTGTACAAAATATCCGAACCTTCAATACTCTAAACGGCATCAAAACATTGACGGCGACCCGAACGTGTTCCGTGGGTTATCGGTTGGCACAGGAGAATATGTTTGGGTCATCGGAGATGACGACACTTTGTTGCCAGGAACCATTGAAACGCTATTGCCTTTGCTTGATGGCACCGACAGAATCCTTCACTATTCTGCAAACGCAGGCGAAACAAACCCAGGGTTCCGAGGGTTCACCCGCGACTACATAACATCATTGAAAGATAAATCGATAATCGTTGCCGCCACTTTGATTACTTCTTCGGTGTGGCGAAGGGCAGCAATGGATTTGCGGATAGGTTTAGAAAAAATAGATACCAGATATCCGTTGGCGTGGGCAGCCATCGGGTTGAAAACAATCAAAGTGATGCCAATACCAACCATTACTGTAGGTCACATTTACCGCGACAACGTGTTCCCGTTTTTTGAAAAGGTAATCAGCGAATATCTACAAGCCTTATGTGATCGTAATGAGGTTCCACGCATCAAATTTCAGGATGCGTCACATTGGAATTTTGTTAGCGTATCTCAATGAACTACCAGTCTTGGCTTGGTTATCCGCATCCAAGATACGGGTACGGTGCAATGTACAAAGGGTTCATGGAACATGTACCGGCAGATATCACGCTACACGAACACGCCGATGTGATGGTGAACATGATGCAGCCATACCAGATAAAAACCTTTTACAAAAACCAGCATCGAGCCTGTTTCACGATGTGGGAATCAAGTGAACTGAACCAACAGCAAAGCGACTGGTGCAACATCTATGACCAGATCATCGTACCCTGTAACCATAATGTTGAACTGTTCTCCCGCTATCACGACAACGTGCATCTCGTACCGTTAGGGGTTGACAAAAACATTTGGAAGCCACGCAAACGGGAACCGAACAAACGGTTCAGGTTCCATGCTGGTGGTTCACAATGGTTGCGCAAAGGTTTAGATATCGTGTTTGAGGCGTTCAAACTTGCTGATCTTGACGCCGAACTACATTTGAAACCGAACCCTGAGGCGTACGGTGTACCCGATCTTGTTTTGCCTGACAACGTGTTCATGCACAGGAAATGGTTCACCGAACAAGAAACCATAGACTATTTTACGAAAGCCGACTGTTTCATTGCTGTGACCCGAGGCGAAGGTTTCGGGCTGATGCCGTTGCAGGCTATGGCTATGGGTATCCCGACGATCATCAACGATTCGACAGGGCAAAAAGATTTCGCCTACCTGTCACCAATCGTGTTGGGATACAAGCGAACCCCCGCAACATACAACATCTATACCGGCATGTGGGATCAGTCCGACCCGAAAGAGTTGGCTGAAGCGATGCGAGAAATGTACAACAACCATCACCGCTATTTGGATCATGCCAAAAAAATGTTGCCAAAAGTACACGAATGGTCATGGGAGAAAGCGGCCCGCAAACTTGCCGACACCCTACCCGCAGGCAAAATGTTGACGGCAATAGAACCCGAAACAGCGACCCTTTGGCATAACGTCACATTGAACCGAACGATCCAATGCGACATAGCAGGCAAAAGTTACTTCTTCAAAAAAGGGGTTCCATTGCGTGTACCTGAAGGTGTCGTCAATGTAGTATTGGCGTCAGGTTATGTCGAATCGTATACCGTGGAGGTTGCATGAAAAAGAAAGCATTTTGGGATACTAAAAACCCGAACAAGAAATCTAAACCGTTGACACCAAAAAAGAAGGCTGCCGCTAAACGTCGTGCAGCCTCAGCAGGCAGACCATACCCGAACCTTGTTGATAACGCTTGGGCTAAACGCAATGGCTAAAACACCGGCATGGCAACGCAAAGAAGGCAAGAACCCTAAAGGCGGGTTGAACGCTAAAGGTCGTGCCTCATACAAGGGTGGCACTTTGAAACCGCCTGTTAAATCTGGCGACAATCCTCGTCGAGCGTCTTTCTTGGCTCGTATGGGAAACATGCCTGGGCCTGAAAGAGATACAAAAGGTAAACCTACACGCCTGCTATTATCGTTGCAGGCTTGGGGTGCTTCGTCTAAAGCGGATGCACGTAGCAAGGCTAAAGCAATATCAGCACGCAACAAAAGGAAAAAATAATATGCCAAAAGTTGGAAAGAAAGAATTCGCGTACACCCCTAAAGGTAAGGCTATGGCTAAGGCTGAAGCCAAAAAAACTGGCAAGAAAATGAAGTACGGGAAAAAGAAGAAGTAATGCCTTTACCAAAGAACAAGAAATCTTCTGTCAAAGGCGCACCTGCAAAAGAGTATCGCCCTGCGCCGAAAGCAAAGAAAGGTAAGCGCACCATGAAAACTTCAGCGAAAGCACAAGCAGGTTCGTTTCCAGGATACGGGAGTTACACTTACTAAATGACGACAGTAGCGACAGTCCTTAATCGGGCTAGTCGTCAAATGTTGGGAGGGGTCGTTGAAGAACGCAACAAACTGGCGACAAGCATTGACGGCGATGACACGTCTGTTGTCGCCTCTTACGATCTTGGCGGGCTTCGTACTGGTTCTGTATTTGAAATCGAATCCGAACTTTTCTATGTCTGGGAAGCAACACCGGCGACAAAGACGCTCACGGTTGAACGGGGTTACGGCGGCTCGACGGCGACATCCCACACATCAGGGGCGATAATCACCCTTCAGCCACGGTTCCCTCGTGCGCAAATGTTTGATGCTGTCAACGCTGAACTTGATGATTTGTCGTCTACAGCGAACGGTTTGTTCCGTGTTGTTACAACCGATCTGACATACAACGGTTCTGACCGCCAGTTGAACATCGCTTCTTCGGGGTCAATTATTGAGTTGTTGGATGTTCGTTTACGATATTTGGCTGACGATTTCCCTGTGATTCATGGTGTGCGTTTGCAGACAGGTTTACCTACAGCAGATTTTGCTTCAGGGAACACTATCGTTTTTGATGAACCTGTTATGGCTGGCACGATCCGTGTGCGCTACAAGGCACCGTTTGTTCGTGCAACCGCAGAGTCATCGGATTTAACTACGAACTGTTTTTTGCCGACAACCTGTGACGACATTGTTGAAATGGGTGTCGTGTTGCGTTTGATGGCTGGTCGTGAAATTAAACGAAACTTCACAGAATCACAAGGCGATACTCGTCGAGCAGATGAGGTGCCTGCCGGTGCGGTGTTGGGTTCGGTTGCGAACATTCAACGTTTACGCCGTGAACGTGTCATCGCTGAAGCGGCACGTCTAAAAGCGCAGTATCCGATCAAGTTCAGGAAGTAGCCTGTGGCTACGCTGACGCGTTTCACCGACGCTTTCCGCCCCGCATCATCGTTCTACACGGGTACGGGTGCAACGGAACTTGTACCAGATGTTTTCCCTATAGCGATCAACGGTCGCCCGTACATGTTGGATATGAAAACGGGGCAGTTCACAAGACAGTATGATGCCCGTGTTCGTGATTCGGTTGACCAGTCAACTGAACCTGGTGAGTCGGCGTTAAACCCGCAAGGTTTGTGGCGTCGTTCGCAATCGTCTTGGCATTATGGTGCTGGTCAACAGTATTCGGATACGGCTGACGCCGAATCGTACAGGTTCTATTCAAGCAAAGGTGTTGATCCGTGGACTCGTGGCAGGTTGTCGCTTTTGCGTGACACCACGAACGTTTATCCGACTGCTGGCACGAACCTGTATGCGGTTACGGCTGATGGTCGTTTGTATGGCACCGATGGGCAGAACGTAAAATACACAACAGATTTTGTGACGGTGACAACGGTGACAGGTACCAAAACATCAAACCTGTATTCGATTACGTCTGACGGCTACAACGTGTTTTATTCGTACGCCAACGGCGACATTGACCAGACGAACGCAGGTGTTTCTACTTCGTCGGCGTACATCACCGGTATTGAGGCTGGTGTTTTGGCGTATGTACGTGGTCGGTTGATGGTCGCTGGGCAGGGAGTGGATAAGCGCAAAATTTGGAACATTACTACCGCGGCAGGTTCATCAGCGAACAACCCATCCGCGCTCTACACGCATCCGAACACGAACTGGACTTGGGTGGGTTTTGCTGCTGGACAAAACTACATCTATTGCGCAGGCTACGCAGGGAACACAAGCATCATTTACAAAACACAGATCAAAGCCGATGGCACGTCGCTTGACATTCCGACTGCTGCAGCAGAACTGCCACTTGGCGAAATTGTCCAATCCATTTACGGCTATCTCGGTTACATCATTCTCGGCACCACTACAGGGTTCCGTTTTTGTTCAACAGATACCGATGGCAACCTCACGGTCGGACCACTCGTAGAAACTAATGCTTCGGTTGGGGCGATGGCTGGTATCGGCAAATATGTTTACTTCTCGTGGTCAAACTTTGATGCGACTTCGACTGGTATCGGGCGTATGGATATATCGGTGTTTATTTCCCCGAACCAGCCTGCTTACGCAGCCGATCTGATGGCAACCGCGCAAGGTGCGGTGCAGTCAATACATGAATTCCAAAACGATGTACTGTTCACGGTGTCTGGTGTCGGAGTGTTTCAACCGCATGCCACGAACCTTGTGTCGTCTGGCTATCTGCGTTCAGGTATATATCGTTGGGGTGTTCCTGACGCCAAGTTCATTCCAAAACTTGATCTCAGATGTTTACCGTTGGCTGGTTCGGTTACTTTGTCGGTTGCTTCTGATGGTGGGTCTTTCCACGATTTCACTACTTTGTCAACCGAGAACGTGAAAGAGGAAACGTTTGACGGTTTAGAGGACAAGATTTTTGAGGCAGAAATCAAGGTCACTTTGGCTCGTTCTTCGGGTGCTACGACAGGCCCGACTTTGACCCGTTGGATGGCTAGGGCTTATGCGGCGCCTTTGCGTTCCCAAATTTTCTCGGTGCCTCTACTGATGCACCACAAACTGAATGTTCACGGTCGGGAATACTGGCAGGATGTGGATGTCGAATTAGGCTATTTGAGGGATTTGGTGGACAACCCCCGTGTCGTTACCTACCAGGAAAACACCGAAACTTTTGCTGTGGTGGTCGAGAACGTGCAGATGCAAATACAGCAGTTGTCGCACACCCACAAAGAGAACGACCATGAGGGTACTGCTATTGTGGTGATGCGTTCTGTAAGGTAGTGATATGATCGGAGTTCAATGGCAGCGGTAACACGTAGACAATATAAAGGTGCGGCAGCACAGACGACGATCACTAACGCTTTGGCGTCTGGTGACACGTCTGCGACTTTGGCTGCGACAACAGGTTGGCCTTCTACTGCGGGTGTACCGTTTTATGTTGTTATAAGTCCTGGTACTGCTTCTGAGGAGAAGTGTTCGGCGACTATTTCTGGTTCTGTGTTGACGTTGACTCGTGCGCAGGATGACACTACGGCGCAAACTCATGCTTCGGGTGCGACGATCTATCCGGTGTTCTCGGCTGATGATGCTGATGAGGCGAATTTGTTTGCGTCGACGATGACTACTCGTGGTGATTTGTTGACGATGGGTTCTGGTCCTACAGTCGCCCGTATTGCTATCGGTGCTTCGGGTTATGTGCTAACTTCTAACGGTACGGATGCTGCTTGGGCTGTTTTGCCTGCTAGTGGTGTTACTGGTGACAGCGACCAGTTAGTTTTAGGTTCACAGGTATTCGCTTAATATAGGAGAGACATGGCAACATTCACTAAGAAGATTCTTTCAGGTAGCACAGACGGCAAAGCCGTCAAGGTTGCTGCTACTGCTACTGCTGGCACAACGATTCATACTGGTTCGACTACAACTACGACTCTTGATGAGGTTTGGTTGTATGCAGTAAACAGTTCTACTTCGTCGGTTAAGTTGACGATTGAGTGGGGTGAGGCTACCGCACCTGATGGCAACATCGAGGTTACTGTTTTGCCTGAGGCTGGTTTGGTGACTGTGATTCCTGGGTTGTTGATTAAAGGTAATGCGACTGCGTTGGTTGTGAAAGCGTTTGCTGGTACGGCGAATGTTATTTGTATTCACGGGTACGTCAATCAGATTACGGTTTAGTTATGGCTTATACTTCTAGCCAAATTGTTCAAGCAGTTCCGACAGGTATCAACTCTGCGCTCGTTTGTGTTAAAGCAGAAACAGCAGTCAGCGCGGCGGCAAGCGCAACCGCTGACAGTATTTTTACTAGCGCTTATACAAACTATTTGTTGCTAGTTAATTTTACTACTAGCGCAGACCAGTTGTGTATCAGGTTGCGGGCTGGTGGGGTTTCGACGGCGACAGGTTACAACACGCAACAATTAATTGTAGACGATACAACTATTACAGGTGCAAGAGTTACATCCCAAGTAAACATTCGCATTCAACAATCTGTAGGTGCGGAAAGTTCGTCACTTATTCATATTTTTAACCCACAATTAGCAATACCGACACGGCTTACAATGCACACATCGTTAAATAATTCAAATTATACAACTGGTCTTAACTTAAATATGCGCGCTTCAAACCAGTCAGGCTCGACAGCGTTTGACGGAATAGAATTATTAGCATTGAGCGGCACTTGGACAGGCAACTATGCAATTTACGGCTATTCAAAGACGGTATAAACTATGGCACTAAAAATTAACGACAACGGCATTGACCGCAATATGACAGCAGAAGAAGAAGCCGCACATTTGGCTTGGGCTGAACAAGCACAGGCTGAAGCAGAAGCAGAAGCCGAAGCACAAGCAGCGAAGCAGGCTGCTCGACAAGCGGTGTTAGATAAACTTGGTTTGACAGCAGACGAAGCACAAGCGTTACTGGGCTAGTTTATGGGTTCTCGCCGTGACGGTGGATATGTTTCGGCTTACACGATCCTGCCAACACCCAACGACCAAGTTATAGTCGTTGATTATTTGGTTGTCGCTGGTGGTGGTGGCGGTGGCTTTAACGCCGCAGGTGGTGGTGGCGCTGGTGGTATGCGCAGCACCGTAACCGCAACTGGTGGTGGTGGTAGTTTAGAAACAGCGTTATCACTTTCAAACGGAACCAATTACACGGTGACTGTCGGTGCAGGTGGGGCAGGCGGAATTGGTGCGGCTGCCGCTAGTGGTAGCGATTCAGTATTTTCAACAATCACATCAACTGGTGGCGGTCGTGGCGGAACTGGCGGTGGCGCTGGAACAAACGGCGGTTCAGGTGGTGGCGCAGGTCGTGACTCGTTTAGTCCAGGAACAGGAACAACAAATCAAGGTTATGCGGGTGGGAACGGTAACTCAAATGGATATACAGGACTAGGTGGTTCAGGTGGCGGTGGTGGTGCAGGTGCGGTTGGTGCTGCTGGAACCTCAACTAGAAACGGTGGCGCTGGTGTAGCAACGAGTATCACAGGTTCATCAGTTACTTATGCTGGTGGTGGTGGTGGTGGAACAAACGACACTTACGGTAGTCCTGGTGCTGGTGGTGCTGGTGGCGGTGGTGCTGGTGCGACTACTGGTAATGGTGTTGCGGGTACGGAAAATACTGGTGGCGGTGGCGGTGGTGCGGGTCAAACATCAGGCGGGGCTGTAGCAGGTAACGGTGGCGCAGGTGGTTCGGGTGTTGTCATTTTGCGTTACTCAAGCAATTTTACAATCACCATTGGTGCAGGCTTAACAGCCAGTACCTCAACAAGTGGAAGCAACAAAGTTACAACGATTACCGCAGGCACAGGCAATGTGTCATGGGCATAGAATAGGAGAATACATATGGCACATTACGCATTTCTAGACACAAACAACCGAGTCACCGAGGTGATAGTTGGCGTACACGAAACAGAACTCATTGACGGCAAAACACCTGAAGAGTTCTACAGCACATTCCGTAACCAAACTTGTGTACGCACAAGTTACAACGGCAACATACGCAAACAGTACGCAGGAATCGGCTACACCTACGACCCAGTAAACGATGTGTTCATCTGCCCACAACCATACGGCTCATGGACTTTAGATGACAACTTTGATTGGCAGCCACCAACACCGATGCCAGTTGTTGAAGGCAAAAAGTACGCATGGTTTGAACCGAACCGAGTGTGGATAGAACTACTAGGAGAAAACAATGAAAATCAGTAAACAACAAAAAGCGATGTTCCAATCATATTTGCGTAGTTGTCTGGCAGCAGTTCTTGCTGTCGTTGCTACAGGCAACTATGACCCGTCAGATGTTCTTAAGGCGTTGTTGGCGGCTGCTTTGCCGCCGCTTATGCGTTGGGCTAATCCGAACGATAAGGCGTTTGGTCGCAAACCATAATCATTATGAAATATCCTGTTGTTGCTATAAAGTTTTGTAGCCACATCAAAGGCAAAAAACCTAGCGAAATCACTAATGATGTTTTGCGTAAATGTTCTGGTGGTGGGAAAATGGAGTTGTGTGCTGCTGATGCGTGGGATGCAATGGTTGCCGCCGCTGCTGCGGACGGCATTATATTAAAACCTACTAGTTTGGGTGACCAGTTTCGTAGCATTGAACAGCAGAAGACAGCGTTTTTGCAACGTTATAGAAAAGAACCTGTTGCTAATTCTACCAGTAGAACTTGGAATGGTCGTAAGTGGTGGTTGAAACGTGGTTTTGCGCCTTTGGCTGCACCGAATGATGACCCTAAGACTTGTAGCCGTCACATGTTGGGGTTGGCTGTTGATGTTGCTAATGCTAGTAGTAAAATATTAGAATGGCTGTTAAACAACGAAGACAAGTTTGGGTTTAGCCACGAAGTTCAGTCTGAACCTTGGCATATCCGTTATGTGGCTGGGGATAATGTTCCTGTGGCTGTGAAAGAATTTTTGCAATAATCTAAATAACAATCTGTTAGGATGGTGTTATGCGTAAATGGTTTATATCCATTATTGTTGCATGTCTAATTATGCCAATCAGTCATGTCCATGCTGTGTCTAAGGAGTTGGTTGGTAAATGTGGGCATTGGTTGGATGATGCTTTGGATGTGGGTTGGTCTAGGTCTGATTTATCTAAATTAGATTATATTATGTGGCGTGAGTCACGTTGTTTTCCCAAGGTGTTTAATTCTTCTGACCCAAATGGTGGTTCTGGTGGGTTGTTGCAAATTAATCAATTTTGGTGTTTGCCTAATAAATATAATCCTAGTGGATGGTTGCAATCTCAAGGTGTTTTAAGTTCGTGTAAAGAGTTGTTAAATCCTAAAATAAATTTACAGGCTGGTTTGGCTATTTTTGAGTACTCTGAGGAACGTAACGGCAATGGTTGGCAGCCTTGGGGTAAATAATGGAATTAAATGAACTTTTAAACGAAGCAGAATTTCGTAAATGTCGTGGACCTGAAAACGCTAGTGTAGATGAACAGTTGGTTGCATTTTCTTATTTTTGTGAAAAATATTGGTTTGTAAAACATCCTCAAAAGGGACGTATTTTGTTTAAGTTGCGTCTAGCGCAAACAGAAACTGTTAAAACTTGGATGAGTGAACGTTACAGTATCGTCCTTAAGGCTCGCCAGATTGGGTTTAGTACGTTGGCTGCCGCCTATAGTTTTTGGTTAGCATACTTTTTTTCTGACCGTTTTATTGTAATGTTAAGCCGTACTGAACGTGAGTCTGTAAAGTTATTATCTAAGGCTAAGTATGGTTACCGATTTTTGCCTCAATGGTTTAAGTTGCGTGGTCCGCAACAAATTACCGAACACCAATTAAAAATGGTATTTGACAACGAATCCGCTATTGAATCTTTGCCGTCCAGCAATGACCCTGCTCGTGGTGAGTCGGTGTATTTGGTAATTGTAGACGAATGGGCGTTCTTACCTAATGCTGAGGAAGCGTGGGCTTCTATTGAACCTGTTACGGACGTTGGTGGTCGTGTGATTGGTTTGTCTACCGCTAATGGTTCAGGCAATTTTTATCACGAGTTGTGGGTTGGTTCACAAACCAACGCCAACAAGTTTAAAGGCATCTTTTTCCCTTGGTCTGCTGACGGCGAACGCAACCAAGACTGGTATGATGCCAAAGCGGCTAACATGCACCCTTGGCAACTACACCAAGAATACCCGACATTTCCCGAAGAAGCATTTATCAAATCAGGTAATCCCGTTTTTGATATTCAAATGTTAGATGACATGTCTCTTGTAGAACCTAGTCGTGGTTATTATCATTTGTATTCGGATGGGAATGGAGAGTTCCGTTATTCGGAAAATGGAGAGTTGCATATTTGGGCTTTCCCACAAAAAGAATCTGTTTACGTAATTGGCGCTGACGTTTCTGAAGGTTTATCTTATGGTGACTATAGTTCCGCACACATTATAGAGGCTAAAAGTGGTGTAGTTGTCGCTACTTGGCATGGTCGTATTGAACCTGATTTGTTTGGTGAAATGTTAGCAGAAATAGGTTGGTGGTATAACACTGCGTTATTGGGTATTGAAAACAATAATCATGGTTTAACTACTCTTAAGGCTGCCCAAAAACATGGTTATAAAAATCTTTATAAACAACGCCGTTTAGCACATGTTCGCCCTGAGGCTACAGACATTTTGGGTTGGCGTACTACGGCTACTACTAAACCTTTGGCTATTGATGAATTGTCTGCTGCTATGCGTACTGACACTATTCAAATTTATGACCGTTTAACTATTGCGGAGTTACGCACTTTTGTTCGTAAAGAAAATGGTAAAATGTCTGGTAGTCCGCATGATGACCGTGTTATTTCTTTGGCTATTGCTAATCAAATGTTGAAGTATGTTTGGTTATCGGAGTATCGTCCTGCTGATAAACCGCCCGCAAATAGTTTGTTGTGGTGGGAAAAACATATTTTTGGTGGTCGGAAAGCAGAAAAAACACCTATTGGCGCACATAATGTGCGCAGTCAGACTCCTTTTCGTTAGTTTGGGAACAGGAAAGTGTTATTAGATGACAAATTTTACTTGCGAAGAATGTTCTAGACAGTTTTATGATGAAGAATTGCCCCATCGTGGTGCAATTTGTTTCGGCTGTCACATAAAAAGTGTTCGTTTAGGGTTTACTTACGGCAAAGACAACTTTCATGGGGATACCATTGCCGAAAAGCAACGCCAAATTATGTCGGATGCCGCTATTAACGGAGTTCAGGCTGAACCTGTAACTAATTGGATGTAATATGGAAGCCATCCTTGTACCTATTTTGGTTGCGGTTATAACAGGTCCAATGGTGGTTATTTTAAACAAGTTACGTTCAGAAAACACTAGTCAACATGCCGAGTCTAGGGATTTGTTGCAACAGGTTGCTGATAAGGTTGATACTGTAGGCACAAAGTTAGATGAACATATTGGTTGGCACAAAGGTAAGGATGTATAATGGTTAAGAAAAACATGGCAGACTATTTGGCGCAGTCTAAACAACGTATTGAATCTAGCCGCAAGTGGCGTAAAGATGACGGGTATGATGGCACTTGGCGACGAATGGTTGACATGTATAAAGGTCGCCACTTTGATGACTATAAAACAGAAGACCGCATGTTGGTTAACATTTCGTTTTCTACAATTAACGTTATTTCGCCAAGTATTTCGGTTAACTATCCGAAGATTTCTGTCAATGCTGTTAATCCAGACAATGCTGGACAGGCGGTTATTGCTGAAGCGGTGGTGAATTATTGGTGGAAACATCGTGATGTTCGTTCACATTTTCGTCGTGCCGTAAAAGACATGTTAACAGTTGGGCATGGTTGGATGAAGGTTGGTTATCGTTTTGTTGAGGAAGAAGACACTCAAGGTGGCGACACAGAAGTTTCCGACCCTATTCCTGGTGGCGAGTCAACACCTACTAGCATAATTTTAGAAGATAGCCCGTTCGCCGAACGGGTTTCTCCTAATGATATTTTTGTTGACCCAGATGCTACCAGTATGCACGATATTCGTTGGATTGCGCAACGTATACGCCGACCAATTAATGACGTAAAACAAGATAAACGTTACAATAAAGTTGCTCGTGACCAAGTTAAAGTTATGGCTGTTAGCCGTTATGCTGATGACCCTTCACGCAAAAAAATTCATGACAAAAACGCTGGGTATGCAGAAATTTGGGAATATTATGATGTAGCCAATAACACGATGAGCATTTTTTCTGAACAAGGCGAAAACTTTTTAGTTAAGCCAATAAAAATGCCGTATGCGTTTGGGCAACCATTTGTGATGTTGCGCAATTATGATATCCCTGACCATTTCTATCCAATGGGTGATTTGGAATCTATTGAACCGTTGCAAAAAGAATTGAACGAAACACGTTCGCAGATGATGAATCATCGCAAAAAGTTTGCACGCAAATATTTGTATAAAGAAAATGCGTTTGACCAGTTGGGTCGCACCGCTTTAGAGTCAGACCAAGACAACGTTATGGTTCCTGTTATTTCGGATGAAAGTTTGGGCGGTGTTGTCTCTGCTTTCCCAGCGGTTATTAACCCACCAGAGTTTTATAATCAAACTAATTTGATTGTTGGTGACATTGACCGTATTTCTGGGGTAACAGAGTTTCAACGTGGCGGCGTATCAGAGATTCGCCGCACTGCAACCGAAACATCGTTGATGCAAGATGCAGCCAATGCCAGAACTTCAGATAAGTTGGCTACTGTTGAGCAGGCTATTGCCGAAATTGGTCGTCGTATGGTGCAGTTAGCGCAACAGTATATGATTGGTGAACAAGTGGCACGTGTTATGGGCAAAGACGGGGAACCTATTTGGGTTAACTTTGACCGTGACTATTTGCAAGGTGACTTTGATTTTGAAGTTGCTGCAGGTTCAACGCAGCCAGCGAATGAGTCGTTCCGCCGTCAAATGGCATTACAGATGGTTGATGCACTTGCACCGTTTGCGGGTGCAGGTATTGTTGACATGGGTAAACTTGCCGCCTATGTGTTGCAGATGGGTTTTGGTGTAAAAAACCCTGATGAGTTTATTAATGCTGCACCACAACAACAAGGTATGCCTGCTGGTCCTGCGGGTGCTGCGGGTGCGTCACCCGCCAGTCCTGAAGTTCAAGCAATGTTGGCTGCTCAAGAACAAGCAGGACAACAACAACCTTTACCGCCACAATAGGTCACCAGACACTCTAGGATGCGTTTTAACGCATCTAACCCAGCGGGGGGTATCCACCATACCCCCCGTCTAGGGAACGCCCATTATAGTATTAGAACAACCATTACGGATTCTAGGAGAAATATGAGCGACGAAATCGCAACACAGTCAGCGGAACCAGTTGAAGGGTCACCCACATCTGATAGTGTAATCACAGAAACACCCGATACACCTACATTGAACGTGCAGGAATACTCTAATCATAGAGTTCCAGTTAAGTTGGATGGAGAGGAATTGCAAGTCCCTCTTAGTGAGGCTATTGCAGGTTATCAACGTCAAGCCGATTATACTCGGAAAACGCAAGAATTGTCTCAGCAACGTGAAAAAATAGAATTTGCTTCAACACTTCAAGCCGCTTTAGAGAATAACCCAGCAGCGACACTCAGTTTATTGTCTCAACATTACAATGTGCAAAACACACCACAGGTTGACCCGATAGATGAAGAATCTTTAACCCCAGAGGAACGTAAGATTCGTGAACTTGATAAACGTGTAGCATCTTTTGAGGAATTTCAGAATCAGCAACAGATTGAAAAAGAAATTGCTGGTTTGCAAACCAAGTATAGTGATTTTGATGTAAAAGAAGTTGTGTCAAACGCTTTGCGTATGAACACAACCGATTTAGAAGGCGTGTATAAGCAATTGGCTTTTGATAAAATTGTGGCACAGTCCAAAATAGAAACAGCAGCGAAGGAACGTTTGAAGCAAACCGATAATGGTGTGCTTGAAGCGAAACGTGCTGCTAGTGTGGTGTCGGGGGGTTCTTCGGCTACTAGTTCTACTACGACAGAAAAGGCTGCCCCAATTAAATCAGTTTCCGAGGCTTGGGCTGCCGCTAAACTTCAAATGGGTGCAAATTAACCATTTAACAACTACTATTATAAAGGATTATAATGTCTAATGTAAACTTTGATGCGTTGCTAAGTACAACGCTCGCTAACTATCGTGACCAATTAACAGATAACGTGTTCTCGGACCGTGTTCTCACTAATCACCTGATGACCAAGGGGCGTATCCGTATGCTCAATGGTGGAACCAAAATTGTTGAGCCATTGATTTATGGTCAAAACACTACGGTTGCTTCATACAGTGGATACGATTCAATTTCACTAACAGCACAAACTGGTATCACTGCAGCAGAATACGATTGGAAGCAGTACGCTGCATCAATCGCAATCAGCGGTATTGAAGAAGCGAAGAACAACGGCGAACAAGAAATTATTAACTTGTTGGAAGCCAAAATCATGCAGGCTGAGGAGTCAATGCGTGAAGGTTTCAACGACATGTTCTACGCAGACGGAACTGGCAACAGCGGCAAGGACTGGAACGGTCTCGGCAACATCATTGAGGCTTCAGGAACTGTCGGTAACATCAACCGTGCAACTTCTGGTAACGAGTACTGGCGTTCATATGAGGAGAACACAGCAACTGCTTTGACTCTTGCTCAAATGGCAACCGCATACAACACGGTTTCTGTTGGTAACGACCACCCAGACATGGTTCTCACAACTCAAACATTGTTTGAAAAGTATGAGGCTTTGTTGCAACCACAGTTGCGCTACACAGACGCTAAGACAGCAGATGCTGGTTTCCAGAACCTTCTGTTCAAGGCTGCACCTGTAGTGTTTGATGCAAGTTGCACCGCTGGTGTAATGTTCTTCATCAACAGCAAGTATCTCACACTTGTCGGTCACTCAGGTAAGTGGTTCCAGCAAACAGAGTTTGTTCGTCCAGAAGACTTGGATGCACGTTATGCTTTGATTATGTGTTACGGCAATCTCACTTGCCGCAACGCTAAGAAGCAAGGCAAACTGACAGCAAAAACTGCTTAAGTAACATAATTTGTTGGGGGCGCAAGCCCCCATCAAACAATAAACAACAACAATTTAAACAAAACAAAACAGGAGATAGAAATGCCATTAGTCCCAAATGATACAGACGGTGCGATTAGTCGTAGTCGTATACAATCATACGTTACAGCAAAAGAAAAGGTTACAGCAGTAGCCGTTACTAATGCTGCAACACCAACAGCAGCACAACTACTTAACAGTAAGTTGTTTGTTGCAACACCAACAGAAGACACAACCTTCACCCTACCAACAGCCGCACTTGTGCTTGCTGAATTGAAAGATGAAGCAGTTGGAACCTCGTTTGAGTTCACAATCGTGAACCTTGCGTCTAGTTTTGAAACTGTTGTTACAACCAATACTGGTTGGACAATCACTGGTGGTGGGTTGATGACAGTGTTTGATGGAACTTCAGCGACATTCCTTGCTGTTGTAACATCAACTACAGCAATTCAATTGTACCGCAAGAACTCTGGCGGCGCAGTTAAGTAATTTAACAAAATTTGCCTTAATTGGCAATTTTGTGGGTTGGGAACAACCCGCAATATGGTAGGGGGGCAAAAGCCCCCTACCATTTTTGCTTTATAGGAGTTTTATGCCCAAAGGTTTAGATATAGATAAAATTGTTGCCGAGGCGTTACGCCGCTTGGGACAATCTGGTGTTGCTGACGATGCTGCTAGAGTAGGCGGCAATTTAGTGGATGATATTTCTAAAGCATTGTCACAGGCAACAGGAAAAGCCCCTAAACCTGCAAAACCTAAGATGCCTAAGAATCCACCTAAGAGTGGTCGTGGCAAAAATCCACCTGCTGCTGGCGCTGTAGCGCCTGCACCTAAAGGTCCGAAACCTAAGAGTCCAAAATCGGGTTCGGCAGATGCAGCAGAACGTGAAGCCCGCCGTCAAGCCAATCGTGACAATTGGGCTAAAGAACGTGAAGCATACAACAAAATGAAAGCCATTGAACGTGAAGAACGCAAAGCAGGAAACAGGGCTAAGTGGGCTGCAACGTTGGAAGAAAAATATGGTGGCAATATCGTTGAGGCTCGTAAAGCAACGTCAAAAGGTCGCAACAGAAATAAAAAGGATAAAAAGTAATGGCTAAAGCACCCAACAAATTGCCTTTGGATGATATTATTAAGGCTGTTCTTAAACAAGTACGTAAAGCAGAAAATAAAGTTTACCGCAAGGCAGAAAAAGTTGCTTTAAATCGTGAGGTTCGTAAACAGGTTCCTCGTAAAATGGTTCCCGCTAAAGATGATAGAATGTTTTATCGTGCCGAAAGGGCAAAAGACATTATGAACGAAGGCGGACCTTTTGTTACTAAAGCAGCAAAAGGAAAAGGAAAACGTTAATGGCTAGAGGTGGTTCTGCTTTTGATGATGCTGTAAAAGCGGTAATGGCACAACTTGCCAAAAACCGCCCCGCTGTTGTCTCTGCTGCTAAAAATGTTGCAGATGATGCTGGCGGCATTGCTGCCGCAGCAAAGTCTGCTGTTACAAAGGCTTTAAGTGGACGTGGAAAACCTAAGGTTAGTAGCAAAACAGCAAAGACAGTAACCCCAAAACCAAGCAAGCCTGCTTCTAAGCCAATGACTAAAGAACAGCGCCGTTTGGCTAACCAGCAGGCTGACGCTGAACGCCGTGCTATGGGTGCTGATAAAAGAGCAGCAGATAAAGCGGCACAGAAAAAAGCAAACCGAGAACGATTCCTTAATAAAGAAAAAAGTAAAGTTGAAACAAGGATGACTCCGCAGATGATGCGTCAACAAGGTTATCCTTTGATTAGTAATACTTTAACCAAGAAAATGAACTCGGTTGATTATAAGACTCGTTTGCTTAAAAACGAGGGCGGCATGTTAGATAAACAAACAAACATAGAGGCTTATAAACTTGTAAAATTATATGAAAAAGATGGTCGCAAACTTACTCCTAAGCAGGTTGCGCAAGTTCGTAAGAATGTTGAGTCAGAAATTAAATCTTTTGCTGAAAGAAACTTGGACAAACTATCCAGAGGTGTTGATACTAGGTTAAAAAATTTGGGTAAGATGACTCCAGAGGAGTTGGACACTGAGGCTGGTAGAATGGCTTTTCGTGCTAAAAAAGATAAAATCCGAAAAGGTGTTGAACCTAAGGATTCTCGTAGGGATTATCAAATTCGTCAAGATAAAGAAACGAATATGCGTCTTGAGGCTTTGGAACGTAAACGTGCAGATGCTAAACTTAATAGAGGTACTGGTACGTCAACTGGTCCTAAGGTTAAGGGTCCTGAGTCTGCTAAGGCTAGGGAGAAACGTTTGTCTGCTTTGGCTTCTGAACGTAAACTTGTTGCGCAACAGGAAGCAAATGCGGCGAAACGTTCTAAAGTTAAGCCTTTGGCTGTGTCGTCTAAAAAGTATACTCCCGAGGAACTTAAGAATGTTAAATTGACCACATCTGCTGATGTGGCTGCTGCAAGAGCGGTTCTTGGCAAGGGTGGTGAGGGTTATAATATTAAACCTAGTGCGCCTTTACGTTCTGGCAGACGACAGGAAACTGCCGAAGAACTTAATGCACGTTTGTCAGCGTTCCGAGCAAAACAATCAAAAGGTTCTAAAGCACCAAAGAGGAAATAATGGTTACTCCACGTAACCAACGTTATAAGCGCAAGGTTAATTCTGCTTTAGATTTGTCTAAAATGGCTGCTGACCCTAAAGGGTTTGAGTACGAACAACGCACTAAGTCTATTGTTGAAACTAAACCTGGTTTTGGACCGTTTAATGATATCGTTAATTTTTCTGGTGTTGTTCGTTTTGGTAAAGAAAATTTAGATGCACAGTTGTCTGATTTGTTGAGGTTAAATAAAAAGAACCCTGGAATTGTACGGGCGGAAGATAAATATGGTCAAAAAGCATCTTTTGTAGGTGAGTCTTTGTTGCCTTTAAACGAGTTAGAAAACATTTTAACTGGCAAGGGAAGTAAAAGTGACCTTTTTAATGCTTGGCTATATACTCAAAAAGGTATCGCTACACAAATGAAAGGTTTGGGGTTGCTTGGTAAAGGTGTGACTAAACCTGTTGGTGCTTTAACTCGTAAAGCCAGCGTGGGTAATAAGTATGGTCGCAAGGTGTTAGAAAAAGTGTTATCGGCATTACCTTAAAGGAACGGATACCCATATTATGATGAGCAATTCAATACCTAGTTACGCTTTATACGGTAGACCAGTGGACCATTATAGGCTTTCTGCTGTTGCTGATGCGCCGTTGGCGGCTGCCAGCGGCGAATATTTGGGTCGTGGCAACAAATGTATGGGCAACGACGACACCTGTGGCGCTAACCGTATGAAGGGGCAAGAATTGTGTGTCGGGCATTACCGTCAGGCTGTTAATTTGGCTGAGTTGGCTGAACAAATTGAATCCGAGGAATAACAATGGCATACGCAACAATGACCGCAACAACGTTGCGTCAAACCGTCCGTGACATTACTGACCTAGATAATGAGGACCTACCAGATTCGTTGTTGAATGTTTATATCCGTGACGGATATTACCGCATATTGGATATGGAAAAACGCTGGTCTTTCCTAGAAAAGTCGTTTACTTTTAATACTGTTGCTGAGCAACGTGAATACACTATTAGTTCTTTTACTGCTGACCCTATTGGTCAGGTTATTTCTATTGTTGACCCTACGGGTACGGGTTTGCGTTTAGATATGGTTGGACTTGATATGGGTGAAAATACTTATATCGGTTCGTATGATACATCTGCTGACCCGTTGTTTTATGCTATTTGGGAAGGTAAAATTCATTTGTTTCCTAAACCAAACAATGTTCGCACCTTGAAGGTGCGGGCTTATCGTGAACCGATTGATTGGGTTACTACTGGTGGTGCGGTTGATGCCAGTCCGTCTTTGCATTTTCCTTTAGTGTATTATGCTTGCAGCCGTGTATATCAACGCCTTGAGGACACGGTTATGGCACAAGAATATAAACGTGCTTTTGACGAAGGTGTTGTCTTGGCTAAAGAAAACATTATGAAACCTAGTAGTCATGCGCATTTGCGTTTATCTCAGGGGCAAACTTCTGGTCGTCCAACCTTTCAGGATTGGATGCGACGTATGGGACAGGATTTAAAACTTAACTAATGGCTAAAGTTAAAGTTCGTGAACTGAAAGATTTTACTGGGGGACTAAACTTTCGTGCCGACCAGTTTCAGTTGGCTGATAATGAATCTCCTGATATGTTGAATGTTGAAATTGACCCTAGAGGTGGTGTTTTTAGTCGTGGTGCTATGCGCCGTATTAATAGTACGGCGGTATCTGGTACTTGGACACCACAAACGTTGTTTCCGTTTTATGGTGCTACACCACGCATAATGTTGTCTACAGAAACTAGAGTTTATCGGTCCACTGGTGCTGATTTTAGTTTGTTGGAATATAGTTCTGGTAATCCTATTGTTGCTACTAGTACGCATGGTGCTAGTTTTGCACAGTGGGGTACTAAATTGTATATTGCTGTTGGGACTGCTGGCAACGGTGGCTATGTTTGGGATACTGCTAGCACGTATGCTACGGCGTTGACAGCAAGTGGTACTGCGCCGCATGCTTGGCAAACTACTCCTACTGCGGCTGAACGAAAAATGCCGACAGCGGAGTTGTTGCATGTTCATGCTAATAAAATGTTTGCCGCTAATGTTCGTGTTGATGGTGTTGATTATCCGAATCGTTTGCATTGGTCGTTGGAAAATGCACCTGAGAACTGGAATGAAGATGATTATATTGAAATTAATGCTGGCGGTAATCGTATTACTGGTTTGGCTACTGTTGCTGGTCAGTTAATTATTTTTAAACCAAACGCAATTTTTGCTTTGTTTGGTTACGATTCAGATAATTTCCAAGTTGTGGAAGTTTCTAGTAATCTTGGTGTTGACACACCACACAATATTGCTGTTAGCGACAAAGGTGTATATTTCTTTTCTAATCCTGAAGGTGTATATTATTATAACGGTTCTACTATTACGGACATTTTTGAAAACCTTAGACCTATTATTGATTTGGATTATATTACTGTTGGTGTTGAAGATGGTTTTCATTTAAGTTGGATTGGTCAACGGTTGTGGGTTTCTGCACCTTATTCTAGGACTGGTGCTGTATCAAATAGTACTGTTAATTTTGTTTATGACCCAACTATTAGTGCTAGGGGTTCTTGGATGCAGTTTTCAACTGCGGACGGCAAAGGTTTGACTGCTGGATGTAACTGGCATAATGCGTCCAATGTTGAGTTTCGTTTACTAACTCATCCAACTTTACCTTATGTTTTACAGATTGATATGTATGATGAAGAACTTGATAATATTTCTGGCACTGATGTTTCTTATACTAGTAAGTATCGTACTAAATGGTTTGATGCTGGTTCCTATACTCAACGTAAAATGTTTCGCCGTCCAGAGTTTGTTATTAAACAATCTGCTGTAAATCAAACTATTGGTGTTAAAGTTTATCATGATTTTGATGAGGCTGATGGTAATGAACGTAGAACTTTTAATTTAACACAATCACCAATTGGTTCTGGTATGGTTTGGGGGTCTAGTAATTGGGGGGATAATTGGTCTACTGGTGCTATTAGTTCTTTGTTGATTACTGGAAACAATTTGGGTTTAGCCCAAACTGTTCAACTAGAGTTTAACGGTCCTTTGGGACAGTTGTGGGGAATTAACAGTATTGGATACAAATATCAACCTAGACAGGTTAAAGGATAACAATGGCTACACTTACTATTCCACATAGTTTTACAAACGGCACAGCCGCTATTGCGACTGAAGTTAATGCAAACTTTGTTGCTATTAAAACGTTTACTGAAGCGTTGGCGGCTGGCACAAACATTGACGCTGGGGCTGTAAACTCGGCTGCAATGTCTGCAACTGGTGTGGTTGCTGGTGTTTACACAACAGCAAACATTACAGTTGATTCGGCTGGTCGTTTAACAGCAGCCAGTACTGGTACAAGTGGTGTAACTGGTGACAGTGACCAGTTGGTGTTGGGTTCGCAGGTGTTCGGTTAATGGCTTGGTCTGTTAACTCGTTGTCTTTGCTGACAAGTGTGGACAAAAATGTTTTACAAAACATTTTTGTGTCACTTCAGGCTGAACTAGAACGTTTACAAAAAGAAATAGACGAATTAAAACAGTTGAAAGCAATTAGGTAACATTATGTCAATGATAGACGCATATTATGGCGATTATGGGATGGCTGAAGCATCTGCCCGTAAACGCCGTTCCGCAACCTCAATAGCAAACCAACAGGCTGCGTTTCTGGGACAACAACGTGGCACACGCAACATAGCAGATTTGACACGTAAACTTACCGAAGGTTTTCGCCCACAAATGGCTAGTTATGGTAAACGTGGTTTGGCTGGTCCTGGTGTGGCTTCAGGTATTCAACGTAAAGGTTTAGAACGTTACGCTGCCGATATGCAACGTGGAATATCTGACGAAACACAAATGCTACAGGATGAACAGAACCGTATTGCTATGAGTGAAGCAGCATCTCAGGCTGACCTTGAGGATTATTTGACGCAGTTACGTTTACAAAAACAAAGAGATATTATTAGTTCGGCTACTGCCCTTAAGCAGTATGCTGCCTATTAGGGGGTGTTATGTCGTTTAAATTAGTTAATGGCAAATGGGTACAAAGTGGTCAACTTCCGCCTAACCCATATTTGCAACAACCGCTTCCTGTTCCACCATTAAATTTGGATGCTTTGTATAAAAAATATAATGAAGATGTTCTTGCGTGGCAAAAAGAAAACAAAAAAACCGCAAATGTTATGCCGCCTGATTCGTGGTTAAAACCACGTCAGGCGTTGCTGCAGGGACAGATAGAAGCACAAACGTCAGCACGACAAGAAATAGTTGACCGCAACAATGTTATAATGTCACAAAACTTTTCAACAAAACAAACATTGTTGGATAATGCACGTGAGGACAAATATCGTCAAGCACAATTAGATTTACAACGTGCTGCTGCTGGTACTGCTGCTGCTGTTCGTGCGCAAGAACGTATAGATGCTTTGGCTAAAGAAAAACGTGACCGTGAAGCACAAGTTGCAGCAGAGGCACGTGCGCAACAACAACAAGTTGATGCAGAAAAACGTCAAATAGCACGTGAAGATGCGTTAGCAGCCGAAACTAGACTTCGTGGTATTGCGGGTGGTAACGCTGCTGCTGATTATCTGTTTTCACAAGCAGGAAAACGAACCACTGAAGGTTTGATAAGAATTAAAGAACTTTATGACCCAATGAAAACTATGGCTGATAGCGAATTTGCTACACAACTTGAACTATTGGCTAATGATTTTAAAACTGCACGTGGACAAGTTACGGGTGCGGGTGAAGATTTCTTAAAAAACTTTGTTGATAGTGTCGCTTATAAAGATGTTCCTATTAGTACTTTGGAAGCACCAACAAATCCTTTGTTGGCTGCATTACAATCTCAAGGTGCTGGTACTGGCGAGGTGCAGGCTATAAGCGATTTTGCTAAACAGTTTGCTACTAGTACATCAGATTTGGGTAAATGGGCTGCTAGTCAATTGAATGTTGGGCAACAAAACTTTGACATTGCTAGTAAACGTGCTGCTACTGGTGCTACTACTGCTGCTTTGCAGGGTTTGGCTGGTCAGGAACCACGTATTAAGGCTGGTATGCAGGCTGACCTAAATAAACGTTTGCAAGATATTGCGTTGCAAAAAGCACAAGCAAGTGAAAACGTTTATGCTAGACAGGCAGCGCAAGAAGATTCGGCTGCAGCAATAAGGGCGCAAACTATGCAACAGTATGGTTATGTGCCAAAACCTGAAGAACCTAAAGAAACTGAAAAACCTAAAGAAACTGAAAAACCGCCAGCCGATGATGCGGCTGCGGCTGCGGCAGCAGCGAAAAAGAAGGCTGAAGAAGAAGCCGCTGCTAAGGCTGCTGCTCAACGAAACGAAAGCATAGCGCAAGTTAAAGCAATGCGGCGAGCGGAGTTTTAGGAACAGGTATTCTTATTATAGGATACTAATTTAGGGACTTTTCATGGCTGTAACACGTTCACCGTTTGTTAAGAAACAAACACTTGACCGACCTACTGGATATGGCTTTGATGATGCAGGTAAGGCAATATACACGTTCAAAGATGGTACGTCACGTATCTTAAGACCGCAACGTGACACCTCTCAAGATGAACAAGATTTTGCTGATGCGCAAAATGAATTAGAACAAAACATTTCTAAAGCACAATCTAAAGCGTTTGAAGTTGGCAAAGACAGCATCGTTGACCAACTTGGCAATATTGCAATGGGTGGTGCGCCTAAACAGATTGGTGGTGGCTGGTTTAAGAAAGTGTATGATATTGCTACACTTCCTTTAAATTTGACCAGTAGAGAAAAATGGTTGTCGCTTGGTGAGGTTAGTAAGCCTGTTAGGTCTACTTTGCAATCTGCGTTAAATGAAGTTGCTGATGGTTTAACTGTTCTTACTGGCAGAACAAGAATTGACGCACGTGGCAATAAAGTTAAACCTTCTATAAAAGAGTTTGTTAGCAATGCCCGTAATTTTGATTTTCAACCTTTTGGCGAAGGTGGAACAGTTGGAAACGCTAATGCGCTTCCAAACAAAATAATGAATTTTGTTACAAATACTTTAACTGACCCTGCAACGTATGTAACACTTCCAGCAAGTGCTGCTGGTAAAATGGGTAAATTTGCAACAGTTCTAAAAGGACTTGAGTTACAAAAAAAGTACCCTAATCTAATTGATGATGTCGTATTGGATAATCTTGGTCGCAAAGGTCCTGTTGCTTTTCCAAAAGAAGTTAGAGATGCTGAAGGTATTTTTGTCGGTGTCAAGTATATGGGTAAGGAAATTCCAAACTCTAGTGTTTTAGCAGAAATTTGGGCTGATACTGCTGGTGCAGTTAGCGCCAAAGCAGGCGACATATTTTTCCGCAAATATCCTAAAGCGCAAACACTTATTTCTAAATCCAAAACCAAACCCCTTGTCCTTGCTGGATTAGGTCGTAGACACTTATCTGGAAAAGAATGGTATGACACCTACTTACAAGGTTTAGCACATTATTCTGCCAACACTGTTGGCAAAAGTACTGCCTTGTATGCTAAAGGTGTTATTTCGGGTGAAATAACCAACACGGCTATGGCAGTAAAAGGTTTGCCTGACGATGAACAAAAACTTTTAGTTCCATTAATTGAAAACCGTTCTGGTGCGGTGACAAACAATCCTTTAACACAAGAAATTGTTGAAGGTTTTAAGGTTTGGGATGGTGCGCAACGTGATGTTATAAACGCTAAAATAAATGAACTTTCAGTTAAATATGGCATTAATGTTAAAGAAATGGGTTTTGTTGAAGACCATATTTATCATTCTATTACTGATGATGCGAAAGAATTTTTGCGTAGCCAAGGCGGAAATAAAAAAACTGGTCGGGCAAAATATGCAAAATATTTTGCGGACTATAAACTTACTGCTGATGAAATTAAAACTGGCAGAGGTATCGCTAGTTACCGTAAAGTTCGTGGACCTGAACTTAACCCCGTAACTGGTGTTACTGAATATTCTGAGTTTTTGGGACAAAAAGTTTTAAAAGGCGACATTACTGAAATTAATGAAATTGCCATGAAAGAACTTGGTGTTCCTTGGTTTAAAACAGATTTGCCTACAATCATTGATGACAGTATTGCTTCTTATAGTCGTATGCACGGCAGGTATGACTATGTTGAACGTTTGTTAGATTTTGGTCCAGAGGTTATTAAACCTTTGATTAAACAGGCTGTTGATGACGGTCCAATTGCTGATACGTTATATAAAATTGTTACGGACTTAACTTCTGAATATCAAAGATTAACTCCAAGGGTTAAACGAAATGTTACTGCTGGCTTGGCGGGCACTAGAGAAGGTTTGGCAACGGAACTCCAAGAGGTTTCTGATGTTGCTCGTGCAGTTTTGTCGGGCAAAGCATCTTACCGCAAAGCGGTAAATGATGAGACTTTAAAGGTTGTTTCTAGCATTGACGCAATTATTGAACGTATGCAAGAACTTGCAGAACAGGCTGTGAAGGTTTCACCTGATAAAAAAGGTGAGTTTAACAATTTGTATTTAGCAACCATGCGTCATGCTGCGGAAATGAAAGAAGCGTTGCTTAATGGCGAAGGTGACCGTTTCTTGTCTATGCAAGAGTTGCGTTACGAATATGTTTCTAGGTTTCCCAATAATGATGATTGGCAAGGCAAATCGGCTGAATGGATGGCTGAACGCATTGTGCGTGACGCTGGTGGTGGTGATGCAATAGATGCAAGAGAAGTTTTCCGTCAGAAAACTCATGACACTTTAATTAATTTGCGTGACGAAATTCCTGCTGGCAACCCTGAAGCAGCACGTGTAATTGACGAAGCAATATTGGCGAACGAAACAGAGTTAGAAGCGTTGGCTCGTATAAATGTTGCTAAAGATAATGCGTCTTATGCTACTGAGGGTTTGATTTATGGTTTTCCACCAGGTTTTAGTGACGAACCTATTCCGTTTCAACTTTATACAACTAAACCTATTGATAATGAATTTGGTACGTTTGCGCAAATGAAAGATGCCGTTGTTGGTCATGCTATACCTGAACAAGATTTGTTGGATTTGCGTGACCCAACTACTTTTGCAAATTTTCTTAATCCTGAGTTTTGGGCTGATGATTTAAACAGGGCTTGGGCTGAAGTTGGTGTGCCTGATATGATGCCAATGGATGTTGTTGACAATATGCTTGCTAACAATGGTTTTATAGACCCAGAGTTTATTCGTGCTTATCCAGAAAAAGCGGAATGGTTAATGGGTATGTATGATATGCAAACTAAAGTTGATACACTTTTAGAAACCGCTGACGATGTTTTGCCAATGTCTAATGAAGAACTTAATGATTTCTTTACATGGTTTGCCGATATGCAAGAACGTCTTGCTGGGTCTTTAAGTCCTGATAATGCTGAAAGTGTTGGTAAGGTTGTTGCAAATAAATGGTTTGGTGGAGTTGTGGACGATGCTGCCGCAAATGGTTATAAAGGTGCTTTAATGCCTTTAACACGCATTTTTGATGACTTTGAACCTTCTTTGAATGAGTGGGCGGTGTTGTTGCCGAGCAACACACCTGCGTTTAAAGTTGGTGATTCTATTGCTTCGCCTTGGCAGTTGTTAGAAAATAATAGTTTTATGAAAACCATTATGGACGAAACATTAGAAGCCACCCATGTAGCAAAGACAGATGTAAAGAAGTTGTTGCAACAAAACGGTATTGAGGTTGGGCAAACGTTAGCGGAACGTGCAAAATTGGATGAGCAGATTGCGGAATCAACTAAAGTTGATAATGCTTTCAAGGCTTTAATGAATTTGCGTAGCACAGATAGTGTTCAAGTTGGTGGCAAATCTGTTCCCAAAACAGTTATTCTTAACAAACTTGCAACACTTGACAGTTTTTTTAGTAATGCTTATAGCAAAATTGACCAAGATATTTTGCGTGAAATTGAAAAAACTTTTGGTCCAGAAGAACTGCAAACATTGCGTTTAGATTATAAACAACGTTTACCTATGTTGTTAAACGAGGTTAAAGTTTTGGAAACTTGGACTGACGAGGTTGGTTCGGCGTTGGAACAAGAAGTCAATGACTTTTTGTTGCTGTTGTCCAATAAACCGCCTAAGGGTTCTACGGCTGCTAGTAATGCGGCTTGGTCTAAACATGTTGAGAAAAGTCTTGAGTCGTCTTTGTTATTGCAAGATTCACCTGCAGTTAAAGAGGCTTATGACCGTGTAACGAAAATTTTGCATGCCGATGAGTTGGCGTTGGCTAAAATTGAATCAGAGATTCCTCAAGCGTTTAGTTTTTATGCGCAAGCAAAAATGTTGGGTATTCGTGGGCAAAAGTTTATTGATGTTGCCGAACAAGGTTGGGAAGAACTTGCTGGTTTGGGATTGCAAATCCCAAAGGAAGCAAAAGAACAGTGGATGCCTGCTATAAAGAAGTTAAGTGATGCGGGCGAGTATGGTGCGTTTTTAAGAAACTTTGATAAAATGAACGCATATTGGAAACGTTGGGTTACTGCTAGCATTGGTTTCTTTGTGCGTAACGGCATGTCTGCAACGTTTATGAATTATGCTGATGGTGTTACTAATGACGCTATTAGTACTGGCATAAAGTGGGCGGCGGCGCAAAATGATACTGTTGGTAAAAGATTAAATAATAAAAACTTTGCTAACTGGATGGCAAGAGCAGGCATTACAGACCCACAAGAAATGGCAAAAGCAGAGTGGGCAACTAAAGTTGTTATGGCTACTGGTTATGGTGTTAATGATGATTTCGCTGCACCGACAATTGGGCGATTGGCTCAAGTTACGACAGATAAATATATTGGTTTTTTTCAAAACAAAAACAGTTATGTTGAACGTGCTGTTCGTTTGCCAATGGCAATAGATTCGTTTAACAAGGGGCATACGTTTGATGAGGCAGTTGCACGTATTTCTCGTGTACATTTTGATTATAGCGATTTGTCTAAGTTGGATGAAACCGTAAAGCGGTTTATTCCGTTTTGGATTTGGACTTCCCGAAACATTCCGCTTCAAATGACACAAATATTAACTCGCCCTAAAGCGTATTATGAGTATCAAAGAGTTCAAGAAGAACTGCCTGTCAACGCTAACTTGATGATGCCTAAATGGATTAACGAACGTGAACCATTAGGTTTGGGTAATGGGTTGGCTAATTGGGTGTTGACACCCGATTTGCCTCATATTCGTATGAAGGCGATGTTTGAAGGGTTTGCTGACCCACAACAATTGTTGGGTCAAACTGGTTTGCCAATTAGATTGCCAGCAGAACTTATAGCGGGTAAAAAGTTTGGAACTTTTGTTCAAGACTTTAATGCCTATGGGAAACAAAAAGAAGTTAGAGGTCCATACGAAACTTTGATTGCTAAGGCTTTAAACAGATTTGTTAACGATGGTCAAATTACTACTGACAAATACGGTAATTGGGTTATGGATGAAAGAGTTACCCATATTGTTGAATCTGTTTTCCCAATTATTGCGCAAATTAACAGATTGACTGGTGGTGCAACTGGCGGTAAAGAAGCATTAGAGGAACGTATGTTGTCCAGTATTTTTAATTATGCTGGTATACCTGCTCGTGAGATTGGTCCTGTGCAACAAAAACAGGAAGCGCAACGGCGTAATAAAGAAGTGGAAGATTTGCTTAAACAATTAAAACAATACGGTTACGAACAGGGTATTGGAATAACTGAAGAACCTTAATTGTCGTGCAGGTTTAATCCTTGTGTTAGTTCTGCGATAATTTTAGAGTATTCAAACCAACTTTTGTTTTTGGCGATTTCATCGCCAGATTGCGCACGTAAATATAATTCAACTAGTTCTCGTGCAGCAAGGACAGAAATGACGAACTCTACAACGAATCCGTCGCTGTCGTCTTTAATCATGCTTGTAAATACGCCTTCTAGTTCGCTGATGTCGTCTTTGTCAAATAGATACATTAGTTCGTTTAAATCTTCGGGGTCCCAGTCGGGTCGTTCAGATGTCACGGAAGTGTTCCAGTTTACGTATTGCTACTTCTAGGTCGTTTACTTTGTTTATAAACGTTTGTGGTGACCCGTAACGTTTTAGTTCTTTTTTCATTACGGCTAGTTCGTGTCGTAGTTTATCTATGTTAGTTGTTTGGGGTAATTTGGTCATATAGTTGTTGGGCTATTCCTTCTACGATTTGGTCTATGTCTAATCCGTTTTCTGATTTAAAATCTTTTCCCAAGATGTCTCGCATCACTACGATTACACCCATTAGGGTTGAGATTATGAACTCCATGTTGATGAAAATTTTATCTTCACCTATTGAGTATTGTGTTCCTTCTTTGCCGTATTTTGATTCTGTTTGTTCACTCATTTTGTTTCCTCTAATATATCATAATTGGAATAGGACATTGATAAAACACGACCACTAGGTGCAACTGCTATCCATGTTGGGGCATCGCTATCACAATAACAGCCTATTGTTCGTTTCTCATCATTTTGAAAAACATGTTTGCAGTTGTTACAGCGAACTGTAACCATTATCGTTTATCTCCTTTCAATGGCAACTTAAACGAATCTTCGTTTAACATAATTGATATCATAGCATAACCCACAATATCAATATATGAATCTATCAATGATTCGTTGGTTGGTTGATTGCGTTTACTTAGGTTGTCTATGCGAGCAATTTTATCACATATGCGAATTGCTACGCCAATAATTCCAAAGTTTGTGATGTTGTTGTGTCCATAGTCGTGTTGTTTACGACACAACAATTGCACCATTTCACTATGTTCAAACGGTGGGTGGTTATCTAGTAGCCATTGTAATGCTTGTACGCCCGCACGTTCCAAAACTAATGTGGCTAGTTCTGTGTCGGATTCTTCTGCGTCACCAAGTTGCAAACTTTTTATCCACTTACTTATATAAGTTTCTATTGGTTTAAACATTTTGGGGTCAGGTAACGTAGTTGATGCTTCTTCTCTTAGTTTTGTTAATGCTGCATCAGCCGCTTTATTAAATGTGTTATATGTTGGTTTCATTGGTCTCCTATTATGCCGTATTTGCTGTTTAATATTTCCATGATAACTGGATTCTGTTTTAACAATATTTCTAGTTTATTTACTGCTGATTTCGTTTTACGCCAAGCATGTGATTTTGCTGATATACCTACTTCACGGGCGGCTTCTTGAAATGTTTTGCGTTCATAATAAATCAAGTATATCATTTGCTGGTCAGTCGCATCCATAGATGCGACAGTTTCTGCTATTGCGTCATACAACACGATGTCGTCATCAAAATCGTTTGCCGTAGCATTGGGTTGCATTAACCATTCTATTTCGTTTGAATGATATTTTTTCTGATTAGGTATGTTTTCAGGAGTCATATTTTTCGTTTATCATCATGTCCATAACATCTTCGGGCTGTAACAAATATCCCATGCTGGGGTTGCCACTACGCCACGCAAATTTGTGGTACGCTTTTGGATTAAATCTGTCTTTGTTTGCTTTCAAATAACGTTTTAATCGTGGCACAGACACAATAACAAACGCACCGTCCAAAGCATACACGTATACCCACCATTCCGCTTTTGTCACCGCTAAACCTGATGGTTGCCAAAATGGTTCGCCGTTGTCGTCAAGACGGCGGCGAGGATTCTGCACCATTTCTAACACCATTCTGCCGTTACGGTATCGGTCTGTTTTAACTTCAAACGCACCACTACTAATTTTTCCTAAAAATTCGGATACAAGTTTTTCGCCTTTATGACCGAACGATAAATCTGTTTGCCAATCGTGAGGCATTGGACCTATATCATAATCTGATTTCTTACTCATTCTTTACTCCCAACTATAAGTGTCACTTGCTTGTCATCTGCCCACGCAACACCGTTTAATCCGTCCATCAATAACTTTATGTAATTATCTAGGTCGCCACGAAGTTTGCTGTCGTTTTGCGCAATGTTTTGTAAATTGATAGAAATACCATCTTTGGAAAATGTACAAACCAACATTACGTCACCTTCATATTTTGGACCAGTGTACGCCGTGCGTATAACATCTTCAGATTCTAAAGTGCGAGCAGGAGTATAAACACGCCCATACCTTGTCATACGGGGTCGCCCTTTAGGGATAGGTTTTGTTTCTATAAATTGGCTATGTTTTTTCATGTTTTCCTAGTCTGTATAAAGGTATGGAATGGTGCGCCAGAGTTGCTGTCAAATCTGGCGCTAATAGATAATGATTTTAACAGAACACGTTTCGCTGATGGTTGAGTTATGCGTTTGTTGCTGGCATACATTTGCATAGCACCCAACCCGTAATGCGCACCTGAACCAATAGCATACAAACCGTTTGCGTCCATTTCTGTACTGTAGTCTGCGTCTATTTGATAGATGACACCATTAGCGCACACCAAAGAGTCTATGGACGCTTCTGCGGGATTAGATTCGTATTGTGGTAGTCCTAAACCGTTTGATTCTAAACATTCTCTATAGGTTGGTATAAATTGGCTGACCATAAATTTTGTGAGTTTGTTGCCATTAAGTTTTGGTGGTAGTTGTGGTGGGTTAAATACGTGTTGAATAATGTTTGCGCCTCGTGTGTCACCTGCTACACCTATAAAGTATTTGCCGACTGCAACAACTTTTGCTTGCGTCATTTTGCCTATGCGACCATAATCATCTGACCATTGACTGTCTGAACCTATGGCGCAATAATCGTCGCCTTGTATTGCAAGTATTGTTGTCATGAGTGTACTCGTATAACTAGTTTGTCTATTTCTAGTTCGCCGTTAGCACGTAAATGATATTTACCCCACCGCTTGTCAGCGGTTTTGAGAATGATTTTGGTTTGACTAGGGTTGAGTCCTGTTTTGACACACTCGTAACCGAGTTTGGCTAGGGTTGATGAACGGTCTTTGGACGGTAGTGGTCCGTCACGCCAAATGACTTTACCTAGCGGAGACAGAACTTGCATAGCCTCGTCTAATGTGGCATCATATTCTGTGGGCATAATCCCAGGTGTGGGTTTGATTATGGGTTTATAATGTGCAGCAAGCCGTGCGATGTCGGCTGGTGTAGTGCGGTTGGCGATAGCCATAGAAACAAAGTCGCAAATATGTAGAACTGATTGAAAGTCGTTAGGGTTAAGAACACGCTGGTTGTGTGTTGTTTCGTCAGCGTAATTAGGGTAAGGTAAACGAACATAGTTGCCGTACTGTCCGTGTCGTAATGTGGTTTGTTTAGGGTTCACTTCTGTTGCTGGCACTTCGGCAACTTGGTGCGCAGCCAATAACATGTTACGCATAATCTCAGCGGACACTGGTTCTGTGGCAAACACCCAAACATGGTAACCTTTGGAACGTGAACGTTCTATCCATGATGTGACACCACCTGCCTGTAATGCGTCATGTAGTTGTCGTGCTTGATGTAAAGATTGTTCTAAGCCTAAATCAAAGTCTGAACAGCCCCACACTACGGATGCTTGACCGTTGATTGGAACAATCGGATATACGCCGATACGTTCTGACCCGTTTAAGTGTCGTTCAAATGTGCCAACATTAAGCGGTAACTTGGCACAGCCCCCACTGTCCATGCCGTACACGTCACCACGACCACGAAATAGTTTTATAAAGTTATCTAACAGTTTGTCGTCTATCATATACCCCCTTTACCAATCGGTTAATATTTCTTGCATAGTTAATTGTTCTGTTTCGGATTGCACAATATTGTCATCAAGTCGGTATGGTAACACCCCGTTCTCCAACCTTTTCAACCGACCAGTTCCTGCTTCAATCAAGAAGTCCATATCGTCTAACAGGACGGACGCAGGACGTTTACACTTAACCAAGTTCAACGTAACCGTATCCATGTGGATACGTAAATTATATTGCAGTTCTTCTATTTTGGACATAATACGTTCAGTGTTTGATGCTTTATCTAATTTTTCTTGCAAGTCACGAATATGTCCTTCTATCTCAAATCGTTTACGGCGTACACCAACAATGTGTGTTGCTTGTTGTTCACCACCATAAGCACCTGAACTGATAGTCATTTTGCGTCCATCAGCACCTGCAGTACGACTGGACTGGTGCAAAACAATTAACGGAATATTATGACGTTTACCGAACGCTTTAATGCTGTTGGCTTTAGACGGAACATCTTCTCCACCGCCTGTAATCAAATCCAAATAGTCCACAACGATTAGTTGTGGGTCACCCAAGACGTCTATTGATTCAGACAAAGCACGTTCCATTTCAATGAGAGACACTGTTTGGTCAAACACTGCTAGGTTCGGAAAATGTTCTAATGCCGTATTACGCAATAAGTCAATGGATTGTCTGTCGTTT